AAATTAATGTGTATATTTGTAAAAATGTGATGGTTATATTGCGAAAGACTGAATGTTTTTAACTAAGTAATTATGAAAATCAAATAACTAAATAATATGAGTGCTAACAGAAAAAACGTTACAATATCAATAAACCATAGAATACACATGGAGTTTAAAATGGAATGCGTTAGGAACTCTAACGAGATGTCTATAGTTATTGAGAATTTTATGAAGAATTACATATCTGCTTCAAATAAGTTGCACATGGATAAGAATATTAAAAACCTAGAGTATGAGCAAGGACAGTAAAGACGTGTTTGGTGAAGCATTAAAAAATAGTATAGAAGAAAACATAAATAAGAAGCCTGAAAAACCTGATGGCGATGTAGAAGTAAGCAATGATAAATCAATAGTAAGTTTATCCCAAGATGCTATAGCTTTAAGTAAAACTATAGAAGGTGACCCGTGGAATGATTTGTCGAAATATATAAATGGAGCAGGCGCGCAGAGAATGATAGCTGAATTACACGTTATGAGCTCAAGAGATTTCTCAAGAAACTATATAAAGCTTCTAGAGCACTTTAAACCTAAGTTAGTTAGATCGGACTCATCACCGGAAGATGATATTGATACAGATATTAATATAAACCTAACTCAACAACTACCGGACGGTGAAATAAGGACTATATCTTTAAACAATACTAAAATTGAAAAAAATGAGTAGAGACCATAAAAGTGAAGAAAGAATACAGCAAGAATGTTATATGTGGTTTAATAATGATTATCCTGAATTAAGAGGTTTATTATTTCACGTTCCAAATGGTGGAGCTAGAGCAGGAAAAGAAGGTAAGAAGCTTAAATTGGTAGGAGTAGTACCAGGCGTATCGGATTTGATATTATTATATAATTCTAAACCTTATTGTTTTGAGTTAAAAAACGATTATGGTAGACAGTCTATAAATCAGAGAGAATGGGAAAAAAAAGTTAATAAACAAAATATAAATTACAGAATAATAACGAGTTTAAAAGAATTTCAATTTGTAATTAAAAAAATAATTAAATGAGAGTAAGAAAAACATTTTGTAATAACTGTAAGAAACAAACTATAACAATAATAGATAAATTTGATAAAGCTGTATGCTGGGGCTGTGATCATGATAAGTCAATGTCTATAAAAAGAGAAGACGATGAAGAGAATAAAGAAATTAAAAAACATATTAAAACATTTATAATTTTAGTTATAGTTTCAATAGCTACAATACTATTATCAACATTATTAAACATAATTTTTAAATGGATTTAAAGGTAACAGACACTTTTAATATAACGTCTATACCTTACTACAGCAAAAAGAAACGCCAGATAGTAAGCATGGGCGGGTCTAGATCGAGCAAGTCATTTTCTATATTACAGATATTGATGCTAGAAATGATGGTTAGAGACAATATAAAAATAACCGTATGGAGAGATACTAAAGTAACATGTAGAGCTACAGTTATGGAAGATTTTGAGAAGATAGTAATGTTCGATATTAAAATTCATAAGAAATTTAAGAAAAACAAACAGACTGGTACTTATACATATTTGCCGACTGGCTCAAGGATAATATTCGAAGGGGCAGATAATATTGGTAAAGTATTAGGTGGAGCTCAAGATATATCATTCTTTAATGAGGTCACAGAATTTAGTAAAAGTGTTTATTTACAAATAACACAAAGAACAGCTGATAGAATATTTTGTGATTATAACCCAAGTAAAGAATTTTGGTTAGAAGATTATAGAAATGACCCTGATACTATTTTTATACATTCAGATTTTAGAAACAATGCTTTTTGCCCTAAGCCAATTAGAAAGCAATTATTATCGTATGAACCCTGGGAACCGAATAGCTATCAAATAGTCAATAGTGTTCCTATGTATAAAGGAGCACATATAACTAAACAAAACCAGCCACCTGCTAATGCTCTTAACGTTAAAAGAAATACAGCTAATGAGTATATGTGGTTAGTTTATGGTTTGGGTATTGGAGCTGAAAAACCTAATCGTATATATAGCGGGTGGGTGCAAATAACTAAAGAATCATTTGATGAAAAACCCGGTCCATCTTATTTCGGTCTAGATTTTGGTACATCACGACCTACTGCTGTAGTTGAGGTCAAATACGATGGAGATGGTGGCTTCTATATTTACCCTAGATTTTATAAACCATTAACAGATATAAACGAGTCTCTACCTACTGTACTTAAAACTAGGGTTCCAAGTATAATAGAAGGTAAAAGCTTGTTAATATGCGATTCAGCTAAACAGGAATACATAAATGTATTGAGAGACGATGGTCACATGGCTATAGGCGCTATAAAAGGATCTGGCTCTGTTCACAGCGGTATTACTTCAATACAAGGCAAAAGTATATTTTTCGTTTCTGAACCTGAATTTAGGAAGGAATATGTTAGCTATTCTTGGAAAACTGACAAATATGATAAGCCTACAGACGAGACAATTAAAGCTGATGATCACTATATGGATGCTACTAGGTATGTAATAACATATTTGATTAAATATTTGGGCATAAGAGAGTAAAAAAATGAAAATAACTCAAAAATATTTTTTAAATGTCAAATTTATTTTATATATTTGATTTTATGAATGTATTTGGGATTGATATTAATTGGCCTATGCTGTCTAAAAACTCTTCAGGAGATTTTTTTTATGACCTAAGATCAGCAGACGATTGGGCTAGCGGTAAGAGCAATATAAAAATGGCTCAAGATCATCCTATATTGACGCCTGCATTATTATTTGTATCTAAGTTATTTTCGCAAGCCCAAATAGATGTTTACGACAAAAACTCCAATGTTAAGTTGCCTAATCATCCATTAAAAAATATTCTTTCAAATCCAAACTGGTTTCAAACGTTGCCTGATTTATTTGAATCATTACTTTTCACACAAATAGCAACAGGGGTTGGCGTTATATTTTTAAAAAGAACTTTAGGCGTAGGCGATATTAATGCAATGTACGTGCTTGACTATAATAAAATAAAGTTCCCTGATAGTGTAAAGAAAAACGTATTTAGGAATGGAGCAGCATCGGAAAAAGCTTTAGAGCAAGAGGTTGTTTATGATCCTTCAGGTGAAAATCTAAAAATAAAACTTAAGGACTTATTATTCTTTTACGATTTGCCTAACGCTATATCTTCTAATCCTTTCAAGGCTGAAAGTAGAATAGCTGGTTTAAGACAAACTTTAATAAATACGCAGGACAGTTTAACTGCTAAGAATATAATTTTAAAATCAAACGGAAAAGAATTAATATCAGGTAATAAAGACGGTTTCCCTTTAGATAACGATGAAAAGAAAGACGCCGAAGGTTTATTCAACAATAAATACGGATTGTCGTCTAATAGAAAAAGAGGTTTAATTACTAAAGCTAATATAAAATGGCAATCACTGCATATAGCTTTAAGAGACTTAGGCTTAGACGAAAGTATAAAGATTGACGGTAATTTAATTTACACAGCTCTTCACATACCAAAAGATATTCTTTCTTTAGAAGCTAAAAAGACAACATATAATAACTTTAAGGAATCAATGGTTTCATACGTACAGAACGAAATGCAACCAACTCTTAACAGTTTTTGCGCTGTTTTAAATAAGGTTATTGAAGGCGAAGGCGAGCTCAGAGGAACTTTCGAACATCTTCCTATAATGCAATATATTTTGCTAGAAAGATATAATGGTGTAAAGAAACAAACTGAAGCTCTTATATTAATGAGAAAAGCAGGTATACCGGACAAAGTAGCTTTAAAGCATTCTGGCTTTGATGAAGATATGGAGCTCGGACCTCTTGTTGAAAATACAGAAAACAATGGAACAAGCCAAGGAGACCAAAGCGAAGAAGACCCCACAACTTCAACCGAAACAGAAGAAGAGACTAAAATCCGAAATCTTATCGAGAGAAGCGAAAATTAGAAGTGGTAAATTAATAACTAAAGACAATGAAGGATAATTTCGAAATACCAAAATTTAAAGATAAAAAGGCTTTACAAGGTTTCTTGGTAGAGAATGAGGGCCTGCTTATTACTTCGCGCAAATCCGCTAAGAAAGAAGCTTCGGGTTTTTATAGTCCTCCGGCATTGTTACTAGATGAAGTTGGTGGTGCAGAGGTTTATAAATCTGACGAAGATATTAGTTTGAGATTATTGAATAAGGATATTATTGATGTTAAGGCAGCAATAAATACAACCAATATGTTTGATAGTCATCAAGACCTACATATTAAAAAAATGTGGGATAAATCTTTAAGTGAAAATAAGAGCGCAATGCACTTAGAAGAACACGGCAGAAGTTTTAAGAACATAATAGCATCAGGCGAAGATGTTGATGTTTATACAGAAAATGCAAGTTGGAAATCTTTGGGATATAATTTCAAAGGTACTACTGAAGTTCTTACTCACGATATTAGTATAAGGAAATCTAGGCATGAATATATGCACGGACAGTATGCTAAGGGTTATGTTAATAATCATTCTGTAGGAATGTATTACGATAAAATAGCGTTGGCTGTTAATGACGAAAATGATTATCCTGAACAATACAAGACATGGGATAAATACTTTAATCAAGGTATAAATAAAGAAGTAGCTGAAGGCTGGGGCTATTTCTGGGTGGTGCAAGAAGCCAAATATGTTGAAGGAAGTGCAGTGCCTATTGGTTCAAATCATTTAACGCCCACACGCGAAACAAAGAATAAAGAAAAAAAAGAAGCTGACAAGGAACTAAAATCCAAGTTAGATGCTTATAAAAACTTTTTATATAGTTAAAGCCGCGAGAGCACTTTAAGTATTATTAGTAAGCCGCGAAAGCACTTACTGTTTTAATTATAATTATTAATTTTAAATCTATTAAAAGATGGAACCAAAAGAAATGGAAGCGGCTCTGGAAAAGAAATTCAAGGGGGTGCAAGATCAACTTGCAGACGCTCAGAAAAATGGAGCTTCTAAAGAAGAAGTTCAGAAATTACATGATAGTATTGAGAAACAAGGTAACTCTCTTGAAGAGCTTGTTAAGTCTCAAGAAAAAAAAGTTATAGATAGTATATCTAAACAGTTTAAATCTTTTACAGAAGAAAACCACGAAGAGATTAAGTCTATATACAAAAAAGGTTCAGGTGAAATTGAATTTATACCGAAAGTAGTAGGCAGTATGACCACTGACAGTGGCTCTAACGCAACAACTCCATCTCAGTTGATGCACGCTGATTTAAACAACATATCATTAAGAAATGATAGTGGCTTGTTGAATCTTTTTAGTGTAAGTGAGACAGGTGATGCGCGATTCTCTTATACAGAAGCAACACCTAAGGATGGTGATTTTACTTTTGTTGATGAAGGAGGAACAAAACCACAAATGGATTTTAAATGGGTTAATAGATTTCCGGAACCTAAAAAAGCAGCAGGTATTGAAATACTGACAGAGGAGTCTGTTACTGATGTTAAAAGACTTCAGTCTGTAGCTGAAACATTCTTGAGAGATAAGCACGATTTGTTTAAAGTTAAAGGTTTATTTTTTGCTGATGGCACATCTGAAAAACCTCTAGGTGTTACTGCGGCTGCTAGAACTTTTGTAGCAGGACAAATGGCAGACGCTTTTGAATATGGAAATATAAATTTCATGGATATAGTTAACGCTATTTCTACTGATATTTATACTACCACAAATTATGATGATGAGCCAAATCCAATGCCAAACTTAGCAATGGTTAGTCCTATAGACTTTTTCTTGAAAATAGTTTCGGCTAAAGATGATAGAGGAATGCCTTTATATCCACAAGCTTCATTATTTAATGTAGTTAATCTTGGAGGTATGACTGTTAGACCTTGGGTTAGCATACCTCAAGGTAAAATATTCGTAGGCGACGTTAAAAAGTCTCACGTAGTTAATTACGTGCCTTATTCATTGAGAGTAGGTTGGATAAACGAGCAGTTCATAACGAACAAGTTTACCTTAGTAGGCGAATCTAGATACTTTCAGTACATCAAAAACCTAGACTTAGCAGCTTTTGTTTATGATGATATTGCTACAGTAAAAACAGCTTTAGAACAAACTGCTCCAGCATAATAAAAATATTGTTTAATAATAAATACGTAAAATCATGGCAGAGAATAAAAAAGGTTCTGGTTACTGGGAGTGCACTCTGAAAAAGGGTCCCTCAAAAGGTGAGACAGAAGTATATCACAAGAGTACAGCAGATACTCTAGAAAAGAAAGGATGGCTCAAGAAAGAAAAAGAGCTAGATAAATATGTGCCTAGACACGTTAAAAAGTAAAATATCTAAGCAATGATAATAAACAATACATATTTTAAAGGCGATATTTATATACCCCACGCTAAACCATCCATAACGGATGATATATCTGGAGTAGAAGATACTGTATTGTCTTTCATAGACGAGTATTCTCGGGAATGTTTATTACGTTGTTTGGGTGTTGAATTATTTAATGAGTTTAGTGACAATTTAGATGACACATTACCAGATGGCCTCTCTGTAACCGCTGATGTTAAATGGGACGATTTACTCAACGGCAAAACTTACCAGTGCCCTAAGACTGGAGAGGCCGTAATCTGGCGAGGTGTTAGATATAAGTCAAATAAAAGTTCAGACTACGATAGGAGCTTTCTGGCATACTATGTTTATTTCTTTTACGAAAGATACGATTATATAACTAGAGCTGATACAGGTCATCAAATAGAGGAATCTGATAACGCTACTAAAGTTAGTCCAACAATGAAAGTTGTTACATCTTGGAATAAATTTGTAGACATGGTTCAAGGCGAGCAAGTTAGTCCTAATTACGCTGTTAAATCTGGAGCTTTAATTGTAGACTATTATAATACCAATAAAAATTTAGACGCTTCTTTAAATGAATTTATAAAGGATTCTAATTTAATATCTAGTAATACATATTCTAACTTTAAGCCTAAAGGCATAGAAAGAATCAATAGATACGGTATATAATGGCAACTATAAAAAAAGTAATATCAGTTGAAAATACTTTAGAAGCTATATTTGATCAGCTTCCCGTTATGAAGTACACTGATAGCAGTATTAATGAGTATAAACCTAAATTTGATTATGGGGATAATAAAGATCTATTATCTTTTTTAAAGCTTAAAGGCAAAGAAAAAGAAGACCCTTATCCGCTTATATGGTTAGAATATCCTTTTATGGAAACTCATTATGAGAACAAGATGGAGGCTAAAGGTATAAGTTTGATACTGGCTGTTAAAACAAATTCATCTATGACTAACAGGCAGAGATTAAAGGAAACTTATGGAAACGTTATTAATCCTTTATTTGATAATGTTAGGCACTCTTTGAAAATGTCTAATATAGCCAACGTCTCTGGGGTTTATCAGGGTAAGAAATTCCCTAATTATAGTAGTTCCCAATCGGATGAAGAACATAAAACAGTAGCTATATGGGATGCTTTTAAAATAACATTCGATATAGAAATTATATCTGATATTAATTGTTTAAGAACAATAAAATTTTAAATTATGAGCGATAATAAAACAAAGTCTAAGGAAGTTTTCTCTGGTGTGGTAGCATCTCCTTTTAAGACTAAAAAAAAGAAGTACACTTTAAAAGATGAGTATAAGACTCATGACAAAAGAAGTTTTGACTATCTTGTAGAGACAGGAAGAGTAAAAAATAAATAATAATTAATATATAAAAAATAGAATTATGTTAAAAAGTATAGCAAATCAAGTAGCTTGTAGAGGTGCTAATAGCGCCAATACAGGTAAACTTGGATGTCTCTCTTTATTCGGTAGTGTAGAGCACTTTCTGTGTATACCCAGAGGACACAAATATTCAGGTACAACTGTATTCAATATAGATTTCATAACAACTGAGATCGAAGAGAATAGAATGATTCCTTTAATAGGGGCTAGTACATTCGAAGATGTTTCAGGTGAGGATTCTTACTCTTCAAATTCTTCTACAGTTAAGAGACTAAATATACCTGGGCTTCCTGAGTATAGGTTAACATTTGAAGAAGGTCACGAGTTTTATAGAGAGTTATCTAAACTAGAAAGCTTCAAAACCTATGATATTATTTTAGGCGATGAAAATGGTAACTGGATGGTTACGACTTCTTCAGATGATTCATTTGGCGGCTTCTCAACAGGCCACTTAACACCTGAGCTTACAAGTCGTAAAGTTAAAGGTGGTGATTCTGAAATGAAATCTATTTTATCACAATTTATTGATAGGCTTCAATGGGATAAAAACTATGCTATTCTGCACTCAGATGCTGAAGATATAGATTTTATACCATCTGAAATACCTTCTATTAATGGTATTAATTTATCATTTGATGCAATACCTGTAGCTGCGGAAACGTCATTAAAAGTAGCTGTTAAACTAGCTGCAGATAATACAACCTATGTTGAAGGATTAGAGTTGCTTGATATTGAGGTGTTAGTTAATGGTTCCAGTGTAGTGATTGCTGATGTTACTGAAGCTAACAATATTTATGACGTAGAGATACCAGCTGTTGCTACAGGAGATAAAATAGTTGTTAGAGCTGAAGGTATAGTAAATCTTACAGGAACTCTTTACAGAACTAATAGTGAAGCTTCAGTAGAGGCTATAACTTAATAATAAATGCCTTCTTTACGGAGAGGGCATATTTTTTTGTATGGATATAAACAACTACATAGCTAAACTAAATGATTTATCTAATAATATGGACGTATACATAAGAGATATAGTCCTTAAGAATAAAGGTGAATTATTAGGCTCTATAAAATTAAGACTTTACAACAGAGGCGTAGATGCTAAAGGGAATAGTTTAGGTGTATATTCAGCAAGAACTAAAATATTAAAGAAAAAGAAGAATCAGAGAACTACTCATGTGACTTTAAGAGATTCAGGTGATTGGTATGGGAGCATGTTTATTGATTTCAAAGAAGGATCAATATTTGTAGATGCTACAGATTGGAAAACAGGATTGCTTGAAGACGTATACGGTCAAGAAATACTTAGTCTGAGCGATAGTGAAACTGCTTTATTTGTGGATTCAAGTTTAGAACCTGAATTAGAGAAATTAGTTAATCTAGATAATTTAAACTTAGGGTATATATAATGAATTTAGGTAATAAAAAAATACTCGTGCATAAAGGAATAAGAACTATTTCTATATACAATTTCTGCATGATAGTCAAAACATCAGATTTTAGATTTCTAATAAAAAATTATAATGAAGACGAAGACACAGATGCTTATTCGGAATTTATGCATGATTCTAAACTTGAGGAAGTATGGAATAGCATAAGAGATGATTACGATAAATTTGTAGGGGACAAATCAGAAAGAAAAAAGTATATAGCTTTACTAGGTATAGATGAGATGGAAGCTACACTATCTTTAATTTCTAATATACTGGATATATACACTAGCAGCGAAGATCCAAAAATATTATGGGAATTGAACAGCATAAAAGGATTTACTTTTAAGCATTATAAACCTGTACAAGATCAGCTTAATATTATAATAAAAAGAGTAAAGCATTTAAAGAATAAATTAAGTATAGCTCAAATAAAGTTTGAAGATAAATATTTAAGCAATATTGATGAAAATGAAAGTAAATTAAAAAACATAATTGACGATATTGAATCAACAGCCCAAGTTTTTGAAATAGATTTGGGTGTTCCGTACAAAATAAACACTAAAGAGACTTCAGTATTAAGATGGCTTAATTTAATTAAACTTAAAGAGCAAAAAGATAAAGAAGCTGATAGTAATGCTAAAAAAATAAAACGATAATGGCTTCAACAAAATTAACTACAGAAGAAGCTCAAAAACATGTAAGAGCTTTAAGTTTAGAGATAACTAAACTCAACAAAGAGCTAACTGGTATGCGTAAAAATACAAGTTTGACAAGTAGCCAAATGTCAGAAAAGTATAATAAAATAAAATATAGCATAGCTGTAGCCGACAAAAAACTATCTTCTTACAATAAAAAATTAGGTGATCTTTCTAAAAAAGAAAAAAAAGCTGCATCAAATACAAGTAAAACTAATAAGCAGATAAAACAGCAGGGTAAAGAATTTAATAAAACAAATAGAAAAGTAAGTAAATTTAATAGAAATATAAAAAAAACTGGCACTGGAGTAAAAGGTTTAATAATAAATTTTAAAAAATTATTATCTGCAGTCGGGTTAATTGTGGGCATACAGATGTTCGTAAATATAATAAGAAACACTGGTAAACTTATATTACAGTTAGATTCTTTAAAATTTGCTCTTCAAACTATAACAGCTGACACCTGGGAATATGCTCAATCTCAGCAGTTTATGATGGAGCTAAACAGAAAGTTTGGTTCTGACTTAGTTAATACTACTGAAAGATGGGTTAACTTCAGAGCAGCCGCTATACAATCTAATTTAACATTACTAGAGACTGAAAAGATATTTAGGTCTATGACTAAAACTGCTGCTGTTCTTGGTAAAAGTACAGATGAGTTAAGAAGTATATATCTTGCTTTAGAACAAATGTTATCTAAAGGTAAAGTTACTACTGAAGAACTGCGTAGACAGTTAGGTGAAAGATTACCTGGGGCTGTTGGTATTATGGCAGCTTCTATAGGCAAAACTATACCTGAGCTTGATAAGATGTTGCAAAAAGGAGAGTTATTGTCAGCTGAAGTTCTACCCGGTTTTGCTGATGCTGTTGAGGTAGCTTTTGGAATTGAATCAGTTAGAAAGGTTGATACCCTAAGATCAAGATTGGGTAGGATTACAGGTTCTTGGCAATTGCTTGTTAAAGAAATATCGGAAGGTGAAAGTATTGTAAGTGATGTATTCGCATACTTAGCAGACGGACTAGAAGAGCGAATAAATGAACTTAGGTATTTTTTGTCTAGTGATATTCAAAAAATGAATATAGATGTTGAATTATCCACTGACGATGCATCAGGTGTTATAGAAAAACAAGCTATAGCTAACATAGAAGCTGTAGACAACGAAAAAGACGTTATTAAAAAGTTGCGTGAAGAAATAATTGACAATGAAGCAGCTTATCAAAATACACTTGATAAAGAAAAACGTATTGCTTTAAAAAAAAGAAATGATGAAGTAATAAGAGAAATAGTTTTATATAGTAAAAGAGTAGGTAAAGAAGAGAAAAAAATAGCTGCAGATGGTTATCAAGATTTAAAAAAAGAACTTAGCAAAGAAAAAGCTTTATATGAAAAAAATAAAGAGGAAATAGCTGCATTGTATGAAGAAGCCGGCGGGACCATGGAACTTTTTTGGGATAATGTAAAACAAAAGTTCTTTGGTGGCCCTGTAAATTTAGATACTACTGATGAACTTAATAATCTTAATAGAATAAAAGATAGTAGATACGATAATATAGTGGCTATGCAAGCTGAGTATGACATTCGTAGAAAACTATTAGAAGTCCAGCCCGATATAATAATAGAAGAAGAAAAACCTACAGGTAGATTAAGAAAACTTGAAAAAATAAGAGACTTAGAAAAAGATGTTCAAAGAGAAATAGCTAAGACTATACTGGAAGGCCAAGAAAGCGCTTTAGCTAATGAAGATTTAGGTTTTCAAGAAAGATTAGCATTATTAAGAAAGTATCATGGCACAAAGAACAGAATATCTGAACTAAGTTTTGAAATTGAAATAGATAAAATAAAGGCTACAGAGAAAAGTAAACTAAAAATTTTAAACGAACCTGCTGGTAAGAATGAAAAAATACATTCTCAAGCAAGAATAGCCGAACAAAGAGTAGCTATTGAAAAAGAAGCTAATGATAAAATAAAGATGGCTTACCAAAAGCATCAAAGTGATTTAATATCTATAGGCTCTGAATCAGCTGGTAAAATAAATTCTGCAACAGAGGATGCTACTGAAGCTGCTTTAAAAGTATTGCAAAGTTCTTATGATAAGCAAATAATAGCTATTAAGAAAAAATATAGTGAGAGTAAAAAGACAAATTCTGATCTTATTATAATGGAAGAGGAACTTGCTTACGTGGCTGTAAAAGCAGCTAACGCTAGTATTGATGCTCAAATAAGAGTACTTAAAGCTAAATTGGCTGTTAAAGATATAAACGAGGAGATAGCTGATCAATTAAGAGCTCAAATAGCAGCCTTAGAAGCAAATAGACCTGTATTGACGCCACCTGATAGTAGCGAAAAATGGGCAGATTATTTTGAAAGCATCCTGGAATATGCTGGTGAATTTAATCAAGCATTAGGAGGTCTAGTCGATAATCTTTATAGTAGAAGATTAGAAAACATAAACGCTGAAATAGAAGCTGAAGAAGATAAGTACGATAGGCTTATAGACTTAGCTAAAAATGATGATAAAGAGAAAGAAGTTTTAGAGCGTAATAAAGAAATAAGAACAAAACAATTAGAAAAGAAAAGATTACAAGAAGAACAGAAACAAGCTAAAGCTAGAAAAGCATTTGCTTTAGCAGATATACAAATTAATACAGCGGCAGCTATAATGAGTATATGGTATCAAGTACCTAAGTTCGATTTTGGTGTGTCTGCAGCAGCTATGACAGCCTTCGTGGCTGGTTTAGGAGCACTACAAACAGCTGCAGTATTAGCTCAACCTATACCTAAGTATAAAGATGGTGGTACAATTAAAAAAGATGAATTAGGTATAATAAACGATGGAGCCTTCAAAGAGTACTTAGAAAGAGATGGCAACATAATGAGTACTGATAAAAAGAATGCAAAAGTTGATCTTCGCAAGGATGATGTTATTTATAAAAACTATGGAGAATTAGCTAAACAATCTAGAACATACAAAGGTTTAACAGGCGGTGAATCTATATCAGAAAATGACTTTAATAAGTTTTTCAATGGTATAGATAGTTCTATAATTAAAGGCTTTAAGAAAGCTAAAATTAATAACAATGTCACTGTTGTTAACAAGACTAATAACGACAGCTACGCTGAAAAAATGTCAAGGTGGAATGGATAATATAAATTTAGCATATTCGGATAAAGTTGAGTTTATATTGCAGAACGGTAATATAAGTTCAATGAAGTTAAACAAAGAACCTGATGGTTGGAAGGAAGATGGGCAGAAAATAGTTAGAGATAAAAAGTATCACGGTACATTTATTCAGTTTACAGATGCTTTGAAATTCTATGGTATACATAAAGACTTTATAAACCAAGCTTATGACTTAGAAGGTATTAACACTAAGTTGTATTTGATAAAAAGAAGATTAGTTTCTTCCGGCACAGATATTAAATGGGAAATAGAATATACAGGTTTAGCCGACTTTGAAGAGAAATCAGAAGAAGATAATTTTTTAAGCATAAGGTTTAATTCCAATAATTTAGAAACTATAATGAAGTCGCATGAGACTGATGTTTTTGAATTAGAGAGAGATGATTCTATAGACGGAAAATTAATAAGAAAATTATATTTAGGTACTAACAGGCAAGTGCATATGGAAGGTAGAACTTTCATAACTGCTGGAGAAACTAAAGATTATAAAAACAACCTATTAAGTAAAAATGGTAATTATCTTTCACAATATATTCCTAATGATAAGTTTTTCACACCGAGAACAGAAATAATCTCACAAGGTCCAGCTAGGCATTCCACTGTAAATGCAGAAATTATGGACCCTAACGAAAGTTTATCTTGGCCTAGTCACATGTTTTTCGTAGATAATATTAATGAAGAGGAGAACGTAGATATAAAAATAAAAATAGAAATAGATGCTACTGTAATTATGTTCAAACCAGATGACGAGATGAGAGGAATATTCAGAATAGTTGAATATAACGGAACTGGTTATAATGTAATAGAAGATATAGAAATAGGCAGATGGGATGATTCACAAGGTAGAAAATCTAGAAGATACAATTTTGAACACACTTACACCGGCAGTGTTAATAATAAGACTGGTTTTATATTCTTTATGGACACTTATGGTGGAACTGATTTATTTGAATTTGGTAACGTAGAAATACATAACTATAATATACAAATAGATGCAAAATCTTTTTCAAGTGCTAGCAAGCATAATTTCATGTTCGTAGACGAGGCTATGAGTAGGATAATGGAAATCATAACCGGAGAAAAAGATAAGTTCTATTCCAGACTTTTTGGTAGAAAAGAATTAAATAGCACAATTGGACACAGAATAAATTACGGCAGATATACTAGAAGTAATAAAGGCTATTTTAAACTTGTAAACTGGAATTATCATAATGATGGAGAATTTGGCTTCATTGGCTTAACATCTGGCTTCTGGTTGCGTCAATTCGACCCTGAAAGCGATAAATACAAATCAATGCAAATGTCTTTAAAAGATACTATAGATTCGCTCGTAGCCGTCTTTAATGTGGGCATGTCTGTTGAGAATGTAAATATGAAACAAAGATTAAGGATTGAAAGTTTAGAACATTTTTACAGAGATGAGGTTGTTATAGATTTGCCGTTACAAGTTGCTGACCTTAAAAGAAGTACTGATAAAGACCTATTCTTTAGCGGAACCGAAATGGGATATGAAGAAGGCGGTGAATACGAGAACGAACTGGGACTTGACGAACCCAACACCACAACTTCAACCGTAACGCCCCTTCGCGCAACCTCTAATAAATATACGCAGAAATCTAGAATAAGAGCCGATGACTACGGTAGAGAGCTTATTAGAAGAAAGCCACAGATACTATACCCTGAAGAAGATACTTCTGGTGATGAGCACAATTGGTTTTTAGATTTAAAAAGAACTATAGGTCAAAACTATGTAGAGAAACATTGGAGTGATAGATTGCAGGAGGAGCCTACAGGCATATTGGACCCTGATTCTTTTAGAAGCTTTTTGTTTACTCCATTAAGAATGTTGTTAAGACACGGCTGGATAATAAGAGCAGGTATGGAACAATCTATAAATTTAGAAAAGAAAATAAAATATGTAAGCAAAAATGCTAACAAAACACTTAAAACATTTTTTAAAGGCGAAGATGAAGCATTATCAGAAGGTGGCGATATAAAAGCTGGTAAATTAAAGAGATCAAAATTTTTACCTGAGAAAATAACTTTTAAACACCCTGTAGATCGAAAACTAATGGACACTATATTAGGCAGCACTACTATTGATAGAAATGGAGAAGTTGAAAGAGTACCTAATGTTTATTTTAAAATAAGATTTATAAACGATAAAGGTGAAAAAGAAACTGGTTACATAATGGAAATAGATCCCAAAGAATCAGGTTCTTTTAAGATTCAAAAAGCAAACGAAAATTTAATATTCTAAAAGATGGCTATAAAATCAAAAATAGTAATAACTTTTAATAACTTAGTAGAATATGGAAACTATGTTATATTTAGTTACTCTAAAGGAGGTACAACAAATAATATTAGTGAAACGTATTTATCCCAAAGAACTAGGTCTGGTGAAATAGCTTTGCCTTATAGTCTATTAGATGGGGGTGGTCTTTCTTATGAAGGGGACAAGGCCGCTGATGATTTTGTAGATGCTTTTAATGCAGATTGGAATAGCTCTGGTATATTTACTGTAAGTAGATTACAAGAAGTTGTCACAATTGAAGTTGGTGGTGGATGGGATTTTTCCGATTTTCAGTCCGTCGGCGCTAACGCCGTTATAACGAACGGGGGCACTTCTACATTCGATTTAGTGAGTTGGGAATTGGTGTCGCACGATAGCGACCCTTGCTCTAAAGTTATATTAAGAATAACTACAACAGAAGATATAGGCTATTATGTACGAGGCTTTGTTGATTATGTAATCGACACGCCTAGTACTACTATATATATAGTATTGAATAGAGTATTGACTGAAGACGCTTTAATACTTTATAATGATAATAATATAAATGATAATGTAGAAAGTATAAATTTCTCTTTAGATGAGGGTTATATATATGCGGGCAAAATAATAGAGCAAAATATTAATCTTAATATTACTAAAACAAATTCAGGGGCTACAGTTATAGCTAATGTAGATCTTCCTAACCAGAATACTCCTAAGCCCGATCTTATATTAGAATACAGTTTGAATGGTATAGACTTTCAATCTAATAATGTATTTACAAATCAATTAGCTGGTCAACATACTTTATATGTTAGAGATCAATTAGGGTGTAATGTAAGCACTGAATTTGTTGTGGATGAATATGTAGACAATGTAGAGCCTTTATTTTATATATCAAAGAACAATTCAGTTTCTTTCTCTAAAAAAGAAGTATGGGATAATCAGGAAGTAATGAAAAACGATGATAATACGTTATCAGGCTCCAGCTTATCAGGCATAAATTACAGAGAAGAATTATTGTATCAAAAAAATGATTTTGTAACTATTCAATTAAAATCTAATTATACTGAAAATAAAGCTTTCATGCTAAATTGCGATGATGAAGCTACAGAGATTAATGTTGTTAAGAAGTCAAATAATATAGGCAGATTCATGAGTATGGATTGTAATATATACAACTATAAAGTTGGATTTACAGGAGTTTACTTTATGAACGGTAATGTTTATGATGAAAATAATCAAATAATAAACCAATATATACTAAGCGGTAATTTACCTGATTTTGCTATAGTTGGTCAAAATATAGAACTTATAATAGAAGGCTCACCGAGTGGTTCCTTTGAAATAGAAGATGTAATATACGACTCTAGCGTAGAAAAAAGGGTTATAATAATAAAAAGACCTCATGATGGGGAAATGGTAGAAGCTATATCCAGATCGACTTATAATTTACTTGAATATGAAGTATATGAATTTGATGTAGATTTCTCTTTATTTATGGAGGATTTCTATAGACTAAAAACTACTGGTTTAAGAGAAGGTTTTCCTAATATTGAATATTATTCAGAAACTATATATTTGAAAAGTACACATGAAGATACATTGTCAATAGCTTATTGGGGTGAAGGTAATTCAGATATATTTTATGCATACGGAATAAAGCATTTTATAAGATTAAGATACGAACAAATTGTAGCACTTATAGATGATAGTGTTCAAATAGTTAATGGTGATAATATATCAGTATTGGTTGAATCTGATTTATACGATGGTAATACTGTATCATTAGATGCTGTTACTAGAGATAGATTTTTGCAAGCTTCGATAGCTTTCTCTAGTCCTAGCCTTTATGTTAATAACATAGGTTATATAAAGAAAAGCTCTATGGAGTACGATAATATAGAAGGAACAAATTTATATAATTTAAGTGTTAATCTAATTAAGACTGGAGTAGGAATAAATGAAAATGTAGAAAACCCAAGTATAAATGGGCCATTAATTAATATACCTAGAGTATTAGTAGGTAATACAGGATTGATTAAATTGTGAAATATTTTTTTTATTCCGTTTTTTTTTCTTAAATTTGATAAATAAGTGAAATGAATTTAGATATACAAGTTAAGCAAAATGCTTTAGCCATACAACAGCTTTTAGATCAAGCCAAAAACTTGAAAGAGTTACCGTTATATAATAACACTTTATCTAATAGTGATCTAATAATGTTCTATTTAGATTCTATAGATCAAACAGTAACACTTACTTTTGAACATTTTGCCGGGCTATTAGGTGATAAATATTCTGTTGGCTTTGTACAGCAAGAAGGCAACACCATCGACACCGGGCAAACTTTGCGAGATGATATTGATGCGAATGAAAATGAAATAACATTACAAGACATCCGTATAGGTGAGGTTGAAGGCCTAGGATTATTCTCTAACCAAGTAGCGC